CACAGCGGATCTCTTGTTCCTGTCTGGTCTTCCCGCAACCCTCTTCCGCCGGAACTTCTCTCCTTCAGAGAGTCTCAACTCGCTTTCAACGAGCTGACACTTGAAGGACTCAAAGGACTCCAGCGGCACGGTATCGAGATCCCCGCCAACGGGGGCCAGCTCTTGGTCGACGGCCTTAACCGCCTTCCAATAGCTAGCTTGTCTCGGTATGCGAACGAGTGGTCGCGGGAAGAGGCCCATCTCTTTGAATGGCTTCTTGCCAATGAGCGCAGCTCCTACCCCAGCAGAGGGTCCTCGCGAGACGAGGGCCCCAAGCCTGGCACGGAGTGCCCGCCCAACGGCAAGACCGCGACCCGTGTAACCAAGTCCCCCGACCTCCACCGGAAGGTGGAGCCGGGGGTCGCACTTGATCCACGGGAAGCGGCTCTTCATGACCCTCTCCATCCGGCGCAACCAGCGGTTCTCGAGCCGCGGGTCCGCCTCCACCGGCGCCCGAAGGCACGGCGGAGGGATCGAGGGGGGAACGAAGAGAGTCATTCTGTCTTCCCCATGCTCTCTCGGGAGGGCGAGGATCTCGCAGGCTGTCCACGAATGGTCAGCCTTGAAGGTCTTCGCCCGCTGAAGCTGGGCACCCACAGAGGCGACACGTTGGCCGTAACGGTCAAGCTGGTCCGAGCCAATCGGGCCACGGCCAACTGCGTCGTCTCCATGGGTCAGGGACCGCTCGAACACGGCGGTCGCCCAGGCATTCACCCAGGAGAGAATAGGGAAGCTAAGAGGTGTGCCCATCGGACTCCCTCTCCGGAACTGCACATCCCCGACTGGCTCGGGGAAGCTCCAAATGCAGTTTCCAGACAGCCCCAGGCTCCTCTTAGCCATGGGCAAGTCCGCTGGACGGACGAGACCACGGCTGGAGAGGCCTTCAATGACTGCCTCGACCGCGGCATGCGAGAGCCCATCCGTTGCCTTCGAAAGGTCCAACGAATGGAACCTCCTGCCCTCGCGGTAGCGGAGACCGTTGGGAATCTCACGGGACACGGGGTCTATCGACCAATGGCCAGG